GTGTAAGTGCTAGGAATAGACGAGAAGTCAATAGATGCCGCCCCACCAGCCCCAACGGTTACGGTGCTTCCAATTTGGATATAAGTTGCCATTATGCCGCCTTAATTCCGTATAGGGTAAAGGTTGTACCGATCGAGAAAGTGTCGGAAGTTTGCGACCCGATCAAAATAGAGTTAATGGCGGCAGTTGAACGCCATAAGTGGACGGTTGCTCCCATAACTCCTGAGGCATCATTCTTACGAGATAAGGCAGTTTTATTTGTTGTTGTGTTGCTGTAGTTCATAAAGTGCATTATGAAATTGACTCGTGAAGCGGTTATTTGATTACCAAAGACGGTCATATAACTCTCAGTATTGCGGCTACTGCTTGCACTACTACCGTCACCGTTTATATATGTACGAGAATAATTAGATGCTGTATCGCCGTTTAGTCTTACGCTTGGATAGTTTGCAGATCCACCTGTAGACATATCGGCTACTAGGATTAAGTCGGTGTAAGTGCTTGGAATAGATGTAAAGGTGTAAGAAGCCTGCGCGCTTGGTACGGTGTAAGTCGCTATCGGTTCATAAGTTTTTGGCATTATTTGACTCCGTAAAGCGCGAATTGAGTGTATTGAGCAAAAGTACCACCGTACGGAGTTAAGGTTATGCTAGTAATTGCAGAAGTATTCATCCATAATCCTGAACCTAATAAAGCAACTCCAGCGCCGTTAGTATCGTAACCTGCTAAAACTCTTAAAGTTTTATATTTGTTAGCATTTGAAAAATCCAAAAGGTCGATGATATTGGCTGCGGTCATTGAAGTGGTGCTAGGAGCAAGCGAGCCACCAGTAATACCTACTAAAGTTTGATTTGCCACAGCACCAGCAGTAGAACCATCACCGTAAAGCAAGTGTCTAGAATAATAATTAGCGTTATTGGTATCGCCGTTAAAAGTCATAGACCAGTTTGTCGCCACGCCACTTCCCTGAGCAATAGCCCTAATCTGCAAGTGTTTGTAAGTTCCACTAATTGAGGAAAAGACGATAGATGATGAGCCACCAGCGCCTACGGTTGTAGTAGCAATAGACTCAAAATCGCCAACCTCAGGCGGCGCACCGCCCCCTAGCAGAGCGACCGTATTATTAAGCATTAGGCAATAGCCCCAACGACATACCAGTTATTTGCAGAAGTCTGGATTAGTGCGCATGACTTATATTGGTTCAGGACTGGGCTTGCCGCTGTTGCTCCAGCAGATAGAACGGTTACGCCTACTGCGCCTGAGATCGTTACTGCGCCTGCGCCTTTGTTGAGAACTGTGATTACTGTGCCCACTGGAAAGGCTACGCTTGCGTTTGTAGGGATCGTCATGGTTGAAGCACCGGCATTAGATCGGGTGACTAGCACCTGATACTGATCGGTGAGGACAGGGGTGTAAGTTGTGCCTGTCTGATCGTTTAGCGTAAAAGTCACTAAACCGTTATACATAGCGGCTGAGAGAACATCTCCAGTTGCTGAGGGAAAGCCTGTTGCCATTTATATCTCCTAATACGCCATTATGTTAGTGCCGATTATACCTGATATTGCCGAGCCGATGATGAACCCTTCAACGATCGGTTCGAGTGTGGTCACAGTTACGCTCATGGCATTTGGCGTGATGTTCCATGAGAGTCCTTGCGCTTGCAAAGTCTTAACGATAGTTGAGCCATCAGGCTGAACATTGGTTATCTTTAAGTTTGAGAAGTAGTCCAGACCAAGCATTGTGGCAGTAGGGACATCTGGATCGAGTAGATCAACCGTCATGGCATCTATGCGGATCGTAGTCTCTTTGCGAGTTGCCACATATATCTTTGCCACGTTAAGTGCATCTGCATCTGTCTGGAGAACTAGGTTGTTCTCGTTGATTTGGTGAGGGAAATACTTGGCAATACTGGCTGAGTCCTCTGATACTTGCTGAGTTCCGCCGTAGCGAGTCATACCTGCGCTGTTGATAATGAGCTTATCATCGAAGGCGAAGGTAAGGTTTCGATAAGGGATACCAGTAGTTTGGTTAAACTCGATCGGTGTCTCACCGTATTTTTTAATTACATTTGTGCGGTTAATAAATACCGCGGTTCCCTCTGTGTCGATATAGAACGCGCCTTGCTCGGAGAACTCTGCGTTCTTGAGAGCATCTAGAGCTGTACGAGAAGTGCCAGGATCGGCAATACAGGTGGTGTTACCTGTGTCGATCGTACGCATCGAAGTAGGAAATGAGACCTGATCCAGGATCTTATTTATGCGAGTTCCAGTATCTTGCCCTGCGGTAGCCGAAGCCACAGTTGTGATACCTGCCTGCTGCATTAGTCGGAAGGCATCTGAGCAGGTGATATCGACATAGCCAATATTCTCTGCTTGATCATACGAATATTTATAATCGGTTGTATAGCCTGAAAATAGGAAGTAACCCACTCCGCCTACTGTTGCCGATACGCGCAGCTTACGAAGCGGAGTAAGAAAACCATAATACGGAGAATTGACGTTCTGAGGGTTCCAGGATCCATCTTCGTCATAGACTCGAACGGTGCAAGATCCTGCTTCGTAGGTATCTCGCATTATGTTACGCCCACGCTTAATAGTTATTTGACGCACATTAGGCGTAAGATCGACTGTAGGCTCTGGGGTAGTGCTAGAAGCTAAAGTACCTGTGCCTAGTTTTCCGTATTTAGGATCGCCGATAGTAAAGGGATACCCGAAGGTAGCACCGCTAGTAAAGTCGAACGATACGGATATCTGAGCAGGTAGCGTCATTGAGGCAGTCCGAACGATCCGCCTTGACGATAGATCGCAGCGAACTTGGCAGATAGTGAAGCATCGAGCAAAGTATCGCGTAGAACATCTTGCAGACCTTCTTGGGCGATAATTGAGCCAGCATTTACATTTACTGTAAACTCAACCCCTGCTGCGCTGGTTTGTGTTGATCCGTTAGGCAGTGAGTATTGAGTGCCAGTTACGCCATAACCTGAAGCCATAGAGGTAACAGGTGCTGGGCTTGCTGTTGAGATGCGGCGTACCTGTGCCTCGATCATGTCGAGATAAGACTTCCATGCTGTAAATGGGTTCTTAGCATCTGGAAGGCTTGCTAGGTAGGCTGCTAGTTGCTGTGATAGCCCTTGAGACTTGGCAAGTTCTCCAGCGAGTTTAGATGCCTCGGAAGTATTGCCAGTAAGGATCGCTAGTTGCAGTTCTAGGCGCTTGCGTTCCTCGGCCGAGATATCACCCTTGAGTGCAGCGATAATCTGAGTCTGCTGAATATCAAATAGAGTGCCAGCCTTAGTAAGCGCTGTCTGTTCTTTAATCGCCTTGGTTTGCTCTTTAGTTGTTTTGAGTAAAGCGGTGCGGTTCTTGGCTGCTGCTTTTTCGGCTGCTGCCTTAGTTAACTCTGCTCTGATCGCTGGAGTGATACCAGACATGTCTCGACCGCGGTTCATCTCGGCCTCGCCTATGGCTCTGAAGGCTTTTAAGTCTCCACGCGCTAGGGCTGCTAACTGACCAACTCCAACGCCAAAGCGGCGCACGAATGTAGCAAGGGCAGTTGAAGTCTTTTCAATAAGGTTGAGTGTGTTAGTTAGTCCACCTTCTCCACCGCCACCAAGTGCTGCAAGGGCATCAAGCAAGCCACCGCCAATGATCTCTTTAGCGTTATTGGCCGCTACAGATAGGCGCTGCAAAGATCCTGCGTAGGTATCGACAGAGATTTGAGCCTGTCCGCCGAATAGATCGTTGATGCGTGTTTGGACTTCCTCGAACTCCATAGCCTTAAGTTCAGCCTGAGTTAAGCCTATGCCGTACTTAGCAAGGGATCGAGTCTGCCCTACATAGGCTTTAGATAAGTCACCAGCTACTGATACAACATCTGCGCCGCTTGCCGCGCTTAGATCAAGGGCTGTGCGGAGCAACTGCTGGCTCTTAGCAACATCTCCAGTAGTAGTTAATAAACGCTGGAAGGCTGGGCGCAGTTGGTCATCGAGTACGCCAAACTGCTTTTCAAGATCAGCGATGAAGTTCTTGACCGAAGGATCAGCAAAGGCTAAACCTAAGTTATCTAAAGACTGGGTTAATACTCTGGCTGCTTTGTCATCGGCTGCAAAGGCTTTAGCGGCGTTAAAGCCAGCGCGACCCAGGCGTTGAACTGTGAACAGACCTACATAAGATTTAGCGAGTGTCTTAACCTGAGAGTTAAGTCCGATAGTCGATTTAACTGCATCGTTAAAGGCTTTACGGCCAACGAACTCCGCGGCAATATCTACTTTTACATTAGTTGCCATTAGTTATATCTGCCTGTCTTAGCGTTGAACTTAGCGGCTGCGCCTTCAAGGGCTTTAATAACTGCGCCCTGAGTCTTGCCTTGATCTTCATTCCAAGCGCGGAAAATACCGCGACCTTGCATCTTGCCCTGACCTTTAGGGTCGCCGCCTAAGCGTGGCGAGAAGTTACCGCCTGGGTTCTTACGACCTGCTGTCTCGTAGATAGCACCAGCGGCGGACTTATTAAGCAAAGATACTAGCGAACGCCAGCCACGATAATTAGGGCGGCTTGGAGATGTTTTGTAAGTAATACCGCGCTTAGCGATAGTTGGATTATAAGTAGGAAACTTGCCTTTACCGTCTGCGCGTTCTGCCCAGCCGCTTAAAGGTGACTCGGCTGGCATGTAGCCGCGAGCTTTAGCAGCAATAGGCTTTAGCAAATTGCCAAGTTCTTTAGTTGTTGCTTTAGCTAGATCGGGTTCGTATTGCTTTAGGGCTTTGCGGAGTTTATCTGCGCCTTTTACTTCTGTTGGCATCCGCTTGCTCCTTTGCTCTGTCCTTTAGGGCTTGTAATAAAGTCCTAAACATTGTGTGATCTAGTTCAATTAAAGTTTGGGGCGAGAGTCCTGTCTCGAGCGATAGCCTCGCTACAAGATAGGTGAAGGACTCTCGCGTTACTCCAAAGGGTCGTCATCGAGAACTTCAACCTTAGTCAAAGTTTCCAAGAACGCTTCTCCGAAGGGTTTGACGGTCTCACCAGACCTACGGATCGCTTCCCAGCAAAGCCAGTAAACATCGCTTTGCTTTTCATCATCTCTAAAGGCTTTGTGAAAACCCTTCTTCGCATATTGCTCGAAGGCATACTCGATCGCTGGTGTGATCTGGTACTCGTTAACGCTTCCGTCAGCCCTTGTTACCTTTAGTTTTGCCATGCTTTTGCCCCTTAGTTAGTTATTACGCTGTTGTTACTGCAACAGTACCGTTTACTGTCCAGGTTACGCTCTGTGTGCCAAGATCGCCAACTGCGCCGTTAATATCGGTTAGGTTATTGACTAGGCAAGACATTGTGTAAAGAGGGTTAGTAGCTGAGACCGCTGCTGAAGTCTGCTTTGCTGTGACTGTTACTGATGTTCCGTAAGCTGCTTGCAAAGTTGCTAGAACTTCGCCTGCTGCTGTGTCGTTTAGGAAATCGATAGTAACTGATGATGCTTCCAAGCCTTTAACAAACTTGTGACCTGTATCACCCATAGCGGTTACTTCAAGTTCATCAAAGGTACGGTTGATCGTGATGCTTGTAACATGATCTGAGAGATCCACCGAATTAACAGTAAGAACCACTCCATTGTTTAGAAATACTGCCATTTGGTTTATTCCTCGTCTTTCTTAGTTGCTGGTTTAGGTGCTGGTGCTGCTGGTGCTACCTGCCCGATTTTTTTCAGGAAGGCTGCGTTTTCTTTTTCCCATTCGGACATGGTTTAACTCCAACTCGTTAGGACTGAGACCTGCATTGAGCAAGTCAAGAGATCGCCTGATGCAGCATTTAGAACGCTAGGCGCGCTCACATCTCCTACATTATAGACGATAGAAGAAGCTGATAACTTGTTAAACATGGCTACCAGCATTTCTTCAATTCCATTTAGATTACCCTCGTTATCGAGCAAAGGTACGAATACATTGAGATTAAAATTGGCAGTTGGCGCGATCGTGTTGTAACTGTTGTTGTTAGGGGCTACATAAGGATCGGCAGGACTTACCACGATGCTGTTAGCGATAGGCGTAGCTGGTGGAAAAGAAAAGACAGACCAGAGAGCGTTATCAACTAAGGCTGCTGCGATAGTTGCGCGAAGGGTTGATATGGCGGCAGTCATAATTAGCCAACCATGCTGCGCGGATCGAGAAATGGAGAAAGCAAGCCACGAACGCGAGCAAGCAAAGTGTTACCCATGCGATAAGGGCTTGGAGCGTAGCCGTCAACTGTAACGCCACCGCTTGAAGGCGCTTGGCGGCTTTGCCAGATATCGATAGCAACCATAAGGCTGGCTTCTTGAATTGAAGGAATAGTGGAAGGATCTAAATATGTTTCCGCTGCGACTGTGCCCAGAGGATTAACTGGGTGATAAGGAGCTGGAGTGTTGTTATTGCCTGTGATCGCGTAAGTTATTGAATCTTCGCCAACTGCGGTAATTGTCTTGTTACCGTTATGTTTTGAACCGTTACCGCTGATAACTACGGTCTGTCCAATATAAAATGTCTCTTGAACATTCTCATCAAAATACAAAGTGCCTGTAGTGGCAGTATTGCTGTGCGCTACATTAAAACTATTGTTATTCCAGATAAAAGGAAGCAAAACATTATCTGAGGCATCACAGACAGACTGAAGGGTCGCGTCTGAATAAAGTGTGCCAACACCGAGTGCGGCTCTTAATTCGCTGACGGTCGTGAGTGCCATGATTTCCTTTCTAAAGACTGGTGGGGTAGAAGGGCACTACCCCACCAGCGACTTAGGTTTCTCTAATTAAGAGAGGTTGAAGCGGCGGATACCAGCTCCTGCTGCCTTCGCGTGAATTGCGAGGTAGCCGTACATGTTAATTTCGATCTCGCCTGAAGTTAGTACATTTAGACGAAGATTTGTAACGGGTGATTCCCAAACATAGACTGAGTTTGGAGCGACCAAGAACGCTGACTCATCAACGATTCCTGATACTGAGATGTTGTGATCTACTACGAGATCTGCACCAAGTACGCGACCAACAACAGAGTTGATAGAAGCGTTACCCTGAGCGTTCATTGGAGCTTCAGCAGTGAATAGCGCACGACCTGTTGTGTCTGCGTATCCGAGAATCGCAGCCCACTGGTCAGTAGATGCTACGAGCTTGTTAGCGTAATCTCCGCCTGTTGCCTTGTAAGCTGCTGGAGCTTGTGTTGCAACGAATGACTGGAGACCTGCTGCTGTTGCTGCTACACCTGTTGCCTGAGTTCCAGCAGAAGTGAAGTATGCAAGAAGAGCGTTATCTGTTGCCTTCTCGTAGCCTTTGCGCATTTCGTCAAGAAGCAAAGTTTCGAACGCAGGATTTGAAAAATCAAGAAGTTCGAAAGATACGCGGTTTAGTGTTGAGTACTTAGCCGCTGTAATTGTGTCGTAAGTTGAGGTCATTCCTGTTTCTGATGGTGCAGCGCCTTCAGCTGTAACAGCCGTAGTTGGTGCAGTTCCCATCTTAGGAATGGTGAAGCTGAGTTGAGGAACAACACCTGCGCGTGTTACTGCATCAAATGCAGGGCGACCTGAGAATGTTGTAGTGTCGAACATGTTTAGGTGAGCTGGCAAAGTTAGACCAGTATTGGTTGCAGTCGAATCATCTGCTGCCAAAACTGTGCGGCGTGCCTGATCGTCACCCATAGCCGCTTTAATCTGCGCGCCGAGATATTGTGCTGATGTGATAGGAGCTGTGCGCTCTTTCACTTGGAGATTTGCTACTACAGTTGGGCGTGCGGCTTCAACAGCCGTTGCCTCAACTTCTGGTGCTGCTACGGTGTCTGGAGTATTTTCCACGACCGCCTCGCTTTCTGTTTGTGTGTTAGGTTCAACAGGGAGTTCTACTTCCTCTGCTGCGATCTCTAGAACCTGAGCAGACTTAAAGGCTGGTTCAGTTACTAAAGAAACTTCTTTTAAGCGCGCTGATGAAACTACTGTGTGTCCATCGCGTGATGGCTTTGATGCGATAACTTCTGCGCCTACAGACAGCCCAGAAACTAGCCCTTCCTGTGCAAGGATCAAACTTTCTGTACCTGCGGCGCTGCGACTCAACTTAAAGGTTGCGTAGATTCCATCTGGTCGGACTGTTGCTGTGACCATGCGACCGATAGGTTTCTTAACATCATGTTGAGATAACAATTTGATCTTTGATGGATCGTTAATTTCAATAGATCCAGCTTCGAAGACTACGCCACCTATATTGGTGTGACCGATCTCGCCAGTTCCCATCGGAACGATCTTGCCTGAGATCTCGCGGCGTTCTTCGCTGCACTCGATCGAAGAGGCTTCTATGATTAGTTGGTGCATTAGCTTATTCCTTCACTTCCGTTTGGAGTTAAGTCAGACATTTCCATCGCTTGCTCAGTTGTAATAAGACCAAGTGAAAGCAATTTTTCTAGAACTTGTAATTCGACTAGCGGATCTTGTTTCAGGAAGGTGTCGTGCACCGCAAAGCGAACTTCATGTCCGCTAGTCGAAATATCATCCATTGAAAGACGAGTCTGTATAGCCTGAATGTAAGGCTCGATGGAAAGCGAGTAAAATTGTTTTCTTTCGTCTTGAACATTGCTATAAGTCATCGTGTTATCTTCGCTCGAAAGCAGATACGCAGGAACATTCATCATTCTAGCGACCTGAGTAGATAATGAGCGAATTGCATCCTGATACATCATGTCTTTAGGTGAGAATGAAACTGGAGAATAATCTAAAGTGCTAGTGAGATACGCGGTCGAATTATTTTGGCGAGCGCGTTTGAAAGCTGCTAATAATCCTTGAACTTCTGATGGTGGTAGATCTGCGCCAGAGTTCTTTAAATAACCTGCTGGTTGTGGTTGTGCAGAGTTAAGAGCTGCTGCGCGTTCTACATCTACTGCGGCTTGGATAGTACGAGCGCCGCGCTCTAGTACGCCTTCATCGAATCCCTGAATTGTAACTATGTCGTTCATGTCGATCGGCGCAGCATCTAAGTAATACTGCTTAATCATTATGCCCTCAACATCAGTTGTGAAGGTAACGCGGTTATTAGCGATCCATTCAAATGATGCTGGTCTTCCATCCTCGGAATAGCGCTCAGTAATAAGAAGATATGCGACACCATAGAAGGCGAGGCTGTCCACGAGCCAAGTCAGGGTAACAAATGAAGGCTGAGTCTTTGAAAGTTGCTTAATCCAACGAGGTGGAGCAATAACTTCACCAGTAGAAATTTTATAGTATTCAAGTGGAATAGAAGCAACAGTTCCACAGATCAAGTTACGAGCGCGCGCAACGCTTGGAACGGACATAGCTTCTTTACGAGTAATGCGCGGCATGATCGCCGAATTAAGGGAGAAGATATTCTCACCCATGACCTGCGGCGCGTATTGCGCTTCGATTACTTGCGGCTTACGCGAGAAGATACCCATAGGGGTTAATTATACACTACATGTAGGTCATTCTACATAGATAGCCGCTACCTGTTGTGGTTTCGTTAATTTGCTAACGATCATGGCAATAGAGATCGGCGCGCTGATATCGCCAGCCGATTTTCTTTTGATAATGCGCCAGGCGCTATCCGATACCTTTGCAGCTACATTCTCAAATTGTTCTATAAGCGATCTCTGCCCATTATGAACCATGCGTAGATTAACTACAGCATCGAGTAAGTCACCGCACGCCTGGTAGAACTGCTGACCAGAGCAGTCCTCGACCACGCATCCAGCCTGCGATAAGCGATCGGCGATACTTTGCGTGGCGTAACGGTCAAACATTATCTGCTTCGGTCTGTAAAGGTCATTCCAGTCTTTTATAGCCACCGCTATCTCTAAATCATTAACTGCGGTCTGAGACTCCCAAGTCTGCAAGATACCGACACCGATGCGACCGTCAGGAAGGATCTGACCAGCACAAAGGCTGGCATTTCGTTTACTAGGGCTAACATCGAAGCCGAATACTGTATAAGCCCCAGGAGACATCTCCAGCGTTGCATCGGAACAGTCCTCGATGCTACCTGGTGGAAATGGTGACTGTAATGAAGAAACCCAGAGACAGAGAAGCTCGGTCATAATGCTTTCGTGGCTTGAAGTAGAGATGCTCTCGGCAATCGCTTCGCGGCTTACTGTTATGCCAAGTGCAGGGTTCGCATGAGCTACACCTTCCCAGAAGGCTTTAGAGTTTAAGTCGATCTTTAGGAATGTCGGTGCGCTGTACTCATAATAGCCAAATGTCTTAGGCGGATTCTCCATCGCTCTACTTTTAAGCTCGTTGAGCGGAGTGCTGAAAGCATCGCCAGCGTTGCTAGTCCAGAAGGTCTGCCCATCAGTTGCTCTGGTTGTAGGTGTGATCGCGGTAAATGCTTCGTCTGACCATTCGCGTAATTCATCGCCCCAAGTAAAGTGTGAGGTTCGACCGCGAGAGCCATCTCTAGTAGCTGCTACAACATCTAAGCGACCACCACCGAACTCTGGTAATAGCTCGATCGACTCTGTGCCATTGGCGTATCTGATCGCTTTAACTTGGCAGTTAAGGAAATCTTGGCTTTCGATCATATAAGCCATCTCTCGGAAAGAGACCAGAGCCATAGCTCTATTGGATGAGGCTATTAGCACTCTTGGGCTTTTAAAGAGGAAGAGGTGGGCTAAACACATAATGCGCCCTAAATGTGACTTTCCAGACTGGCGAGCTACGAGTAATAGCCCAGTTCTACGGATGAACTTATCTTTCTTATCTACAGCAAAGAAGTCTTTAACTATTAGTTCTTGCCAGGGCATAAGAGGTTGTCCAAGCTTCTTAGCGAACTCTATTACCTCATCGCCTTTAGTTTTGCCTTTGAGAAGTGGACTGTGAACCCTCGGCTTGGTTGCCCCTCGTATGGATCGGATCGTTTTGGCTGGCATTAGATCTGATCTGGTTTAGGTCGGACTGTAAACGGACTGTCCTGGACTGGTTCGGAGCGTGTCGGGGAGAGGAAGCCAGG